CAGACCGAGGTTCTGAGTAGTCGTAGCGAGGTTACCTAATGTATTTGCAGCATTTAACTTATTAGTTTGATCTTGCTGTAATGCGGTTTGCTGTTGAGCAAGGATCCCGAGGTCAGCATTAGCCAGCGTTTGACCGAGGGCAGAAGCACCACGAGATGAACCAAACTGACCTGAACCAACAATACCTGCCGTAGCTTGAGGAGCAAGATTAGCTGCGATATTAGCTTGACCGTAATTACCGATAGCGTCAGCAAGACTAGTGCCACCCACGCTAGAAGCGAGGTTTGTAGCATTAGTTAAAGCAGGTTGGTAATTACCTACGTTTTGACCTACCTGTTGAAATGCTTGAGTCTGTAATGGAGTAGCGCCAATATATTTTGCACCTTGGGCTGCCGTAGTTCCGTTAGAAGCTAGCTGATTAAGGTAATCAGTATAAAACTGCGGAGTAGCAGTAGCTTGCTCTTGAGTGGTAGTAATATTAGGATAAGGAGTTCCTTGAGTCAAAGAACCAGTACCAGCTGCAGCTCCAGGAGTTACACCGAGGTTCGGAGGAGTCGCGTAGTTTTGAACAGTAGGTAAATTGCCTTGTTGTGGCATTGGCGCGTTTTGTGGTGCGCTTTGTTGTGGTGTTCCATAATTCCAAGTTCCATCAGAATTTTGACCCATCGCTGGAGAAACTATTCCCACTTGAGAATTCTGGTCAATAGGAGCCGCTGCGACATTTAAAGTAAGAGAACCAGGCAATGGAGTAGAGCCTCCGATTGCATTTGGTATTGAGGTAGCTAATGCGCCCATATTATGCGTTCCTTGTTTTCTTTATAGCTTCTTTTACGTATTGTAACGGAGAAGCCTTTGGTGGAATTTTGTCAACTGGAGCCGCACGCTTATGCGCACGTACAGATTGACGAAAATGATCTAAGAACTTTGCACCAGCCTCAGATGAACCATCACCGAGTGCCGCTACAGTATCAGCATCAAACACGTATTCATCATTAGCGAGCATCGCTGGAATTTCATCTGATTGACCAGTACCGCGCCCTTTGACGTGATGACCTGTTTTACCAGTAATAAATTCAGGTACATGCTCAGCGTGACCGCCGTTAGCGTAACCTACCACGCCGCCCGCTTTATAACCTTGAGGCGTAGAAGCCATTAAAGAAGTTAAAATGCGCGGATCAACAGAGCCGAGTTGCGGATGCAACTGAAGCAGTTGTTCTAATTGAGGATTAGAAGATTGAGCCGCAGTAGATAATGGATTAGAAGCCAAAACACCAGGAGTCAAAGCCGCAGGTAAGCCACTATTATTCAAACCAGAACTAGGAGCCGAGTTACTCGCAGTGCCCGTATTAAAGTTTACGCTGGATCCAGTAGGAATACCAGCTTGAGAACCAGCGAGCGCAAGGTTAGACAATCCGCTAGAAGTTTCACCTGCAATTGAGGGAGCACCCGTTTGACTTTGAATAGATGCTTGATTTTGAGATTGAATAGCCGCAGTAGGAATGCCCGTTGAAGTTGATTTTAAACTTCCGCTAGCTTGAGTAGTAGGGGCGTTATTAGAAGCTAATGCCGTTTTGGCTTCATATCCAGCTGCACCTCCTAATACTTGACCGAGTAATGAACTGTTACCAGTTCCACCCGTTACCGCATTCTGAGCCGCAGTTCCAGCTTGATTAGCGGCTGAAGATACGCCACCTACAATACCACCTGTCAGAGCTCCAGTGCCAATGCTACCGTTGTTAATCGCTGCATTAGTAGCACCCCGAGTCGCCCCCGTCAAAGCACCTTGAAGGGTTGGATTTAATCCAAGTGCTTGACCGCCCATTTGAGCTGCGCCCGTAGCTGCTCCACCTGCACCACCTACTAATGCACCTTGACCAATATTTCCACCATTCAAAGCAGCTCCAGTAGCTCCTGTAGCTGCGCCTGCAAGGGTATTGGCAACTAATGGATTTGCACCAGCTTGACCTAATGCTCCGCCAATACCGCCACCTACTGCACCCATAACGCCAGCTTTCAAGGCTTTATTTGGGTCAATAGAACCAGTGCTTACTAATTGACCGAGGCTATTCATAGCCGCGCTTTTTAAGGCTCCAGTTCCAGCTTGTTGCAATGCTGTTTGCGCGGCACTTTGACCAGCGGCTTCTCCAGCTGTTCCTGCAGCACCTTCTCCAGCAGCGGCAGCACCTTCACCCGCAGCAGTTGCACCTTCTCCAGCTGCTGTGGCGCCTTCGATAGTTGCGGCTTCTGAGGCAGCTACGTCTGCTCCAGTAGCAACAGCGGTATCAGCCGCAGCTGTCCCCGCTGCCGCCTCGGTGCCAGTGGTAATTGCAGCATCAGCAGCCGCAGAAGTTACAGCGTCAGCTGTGGCGACTTCACCAGCGGCAATAGCTCCGTCAGCAGCGACCGCGCCGCCGTCAATAGCAGCTTCCGCAGCTAATGATGCACCGTCAGTAGCAACAGCCAGCGCAACAGTAGCGACCACAGCTACGACAGCCATAATACCACCGCCACCTCCACCTTCTAAAGTAGCAGGGGCAGAACCAAAAAGACCTAAGCGTTTTTGAAATGCCCTCTCAGGGAGCATTGAAAATTGATTGTATCTCATAGACGAATCATCCAGTTATAATTTGGCTTATCAGGATCTTGAATTTCAGTACCCTCTTTTTCAGCAAGTTTCTTTAAAAGGTTAATAATCTGAGGATTATCAGCATTTCCATAAATTGCTTTAATATTTAGCTTTTCAATATCATGAAATATAGAAATCATAGCTTGAGCTAATTTGAGAGGGGAATCTTCGGTAAATAAATGAGTTTCATACTCATTATCGCCGATCTTTGCTAATAACAAAACAGAATTCCCCTTGCTGAGGAGAAAACCTAATTTATGTGTTAGAATGTACTGAACGCTGACAAGGGTTTTAGTTGCATCTAACCCGCGCTTTTCAGCTTCTTTTTTAATAATCTCTGAAGGTTTCATTTATGTTTCCGTATTGTCATAATACCTACTAATTGTTCTGCCCATGGTCGCCAGTTATCAAACATCCTTGAATCTGGAACTCCTGAATTAACAAAATAACCGATTCCCTGCATGCCGTCTGCCCACTCTTTCCATCTTTCTTCTGGCACTGTACCGAGCTGTTGCGCAGCGAATAATTCCGCCATTAGTGCGCACCACTTGCTCCAATCCATTCCACGAGGATCATACGTTATCATGGGTTACCCGTTCCGCGTTCATCGCCAATGTCAGCGCTAACTAATACGTTACCCATTTGATAGTTTCCGTTTACGGTATTACTTACAAATTTTAAACGCATTTCACGTCTTTGTTCACGCATGTCAATTTTAAGAGTTGTAGAATCAAACACGTATGGTTCTGAAACTTGATTCTCATCATCAGCATAAGATTTACCAGTTACGATGATGCTCATTTCACCTGATTGAACAAAGTCTGGTTCAACACGTTCAACACGTATCCAGCGGTTTAAACCTTTAATTTGTTTTGTTCCTGGACCACCATTAACCCAGCCTAGGCTATTAGTCTCAAAAGATGACTCAATAGCATTAACTTGATTCAAGCGTACCTCATCAACGCCAATTTCATGCTGCCATAAAGTGTACGTATCACCTTGATCAACTTGATTACCCGCCATGATAGGGAAGCGAAATACTTCAGAAAAAACACCTGATGAGCGGTTAGCTCCGAGGGCTTGACCTGCGTCGTACCACTTTTTATCTCTAAAGTTAAAGATGATAGCATCATTACATTCAACAGAATCACCTTTAGGGTAGAACCACCAGATTTCACCCCAACGAGGAATCTTTGTAGCCCACACTTTTTGCCTTTGAACGTAATTCAAATTGTCAAAGAAGTAATTCATGTTCATATCATTTGGTACTTCTTGAACAACTCCGCTATAAGCTAGGAAGCGATCAACACCACACCAGAAGTAAATACCGTCATATTCAATAACACATTGTGATGAAAGAATTGATGATTGAGAGGTTACAATATCGTATGTCCAATAAATTGTTGACGTGCCGACTGTAGTTGGATTATACACAACACGAATCAAAGAGTCCAATGACCAGAAAAGACCTGCTGGCGCTGTAGTTCCGCCGCGTACGGGTAAACCTTTTACAATCTTTGTAGAAGCTACGTTATTCTCGTTTGCATCTGCACCGACCCAATTTTGCAGGTCTCCCGCTGAATTGTTTTTAAGTAACCCATTATTACCGTAAACAAATAGGTAAGGGTAAAGCATTACGCATCCACCTGAAACAGCAATATTATTGTCAAATGTAAATGAGGTTGGGCTACCTGATACTGAATTGCTAATAGTTACCGTAGTTAAGGGGGTTGGGCTAGTTACTACTGTTACAAATGTGACCTTAGTATTAGCAGGAATACCAGTTCCCGTAACGGTTTGACCTACGGCGATTAGGTAATTTTGAGTAGGAATTGAAATCGTAGTTCCCGTGGCTGTCCCCGTAGCAGTGAATACTCCCACTTTAGACATAGAACCACCAGGAAATGTTCCAAACAACACAGGAGTATTTACGGTGCTGTCAATATCTTCTAAGTTTTGTCCTGGATGGGCGATGAGGGTTAAAGCACCCGTACCAGCTGAATCATAAGAAATATCAAATTGCCAGAGGTTATTGTCATTGGCGGTAAAGTTATTTAGGGTAACATTATACGGACCAGAACCTACGCCGTCATCATTGTCAGTTTGCCAATACTGCAATGAATCTGAATAACCAGCGTAAACATAGTTCTCACCGTTTTGAGACTGCATAGCCATACCCCTAGTAATACCAGGAGCATTTATAAATATACCTTTGTATCCCCAGATTTTACGAGGGCGACCCCGCTGAAAACGCACCCATACACCATCGACGTAACAGGGCGCATCAAAGAGAGTTCCATCTCTTTGAATCCCTGGAGCAATAGATAAGTTATAGACTTCAGCGGTCAAAAGTTACCTCCACCAATTCCGTTTGGCACGTATAATCCGTTTGCGCTGAATAGACCTGCTAATAGGTTATTAACAACAAAGCCAAGTTGTCCAGAACTAGGTAAATATAAACCAGTATTAGGGTCTCCAGCGAACTTTAAAGAGGGCACGGACAATGAACCATTACCGAGGGTTAATGACGTAATAGAGCTGGAAGAGCCTGATGATGCACTGTATACATTAGTTCCGTCACAAATAATCAACAAGGTTGCACCTTGAGGAACAGATACAACTTGAGCACCAACAGAAGTTGTTTTAAAAGTTAAAGTAAAAGATCCAGTAGTCTGGTTATTAATTGAATACAATTGAACAGTAGGTGGAAGGATGACGATTTGATTACTAGTCAAAGTTCCGCTAATTTCTTGAATTAGGTTTGATGCCTGTGAGGCAGTCTCAGTATACGTACCCCCAGTGAGAACCAATGAAAGAATAGTGAACGCAAACTCCGTGGCTTGACCGTATCCAAATGTGTTCCATCCTGAACCGTTAGATACAATTACAAAAGACTCAGTAATTTGTAATTGAACAGATGAATTTCCGTCAATAAGGTCAGAACCTACAGGTACAATATTCAAGATACCTGTACCGTTATTGCGAATCATTGTAAACCAATTATTACCTACTGCTGAGGCTGAAGGTAACGTAAAAGTTCCCGCTCCCCCGCTCCAAATTGTAAACTGAGCGCGATCAGTTGAATTTAAAGATGCATTAGAATAATAATTAGTAACAGGATACGCTTGATTCAGAGTATGACCGAGGGGTATTAAGCCGTAACCTGCGAGGGCAGCGGCATCCGCAGCTGAAGTACCTGCTCCGAATGTAATAGATGCCCATAATCCATTAACAGTTGAATTGTCAGTTACGTAAAGATAAATAGAAACACCAGAGTCAACACTAGCGAGCGTAGCTCCACCATTGTCTTCAACAGTGAAGGTGTTAGCACTGACGTTAGTAATGATGACTGCCTGCCCAGTTGAAACTTGAGCGGCAGGAGGCATTAATAAGGCTAACCCACTGGCAGTGGCGTTTACTTCAACAATATTTGCAGCTACATTATCACTGGCGTTACCGTTAATTGGCCATTCAAGAGTAGTATTAACTGAAAGAGTTAAAGCATTGTACCCCACCTGAGAAGGTGAGATTGTCGCGCCAGTAAAAGGTGAAGTATATTCCATGATTAAGAATCCTGAGCAATTGCTTGCCTATCGGCAATACGTAGTTTATCTTCATTACTCAAAGCGGTAATGGCTTCTGTATATTTAGACTGAAAAATTACACGTTGATCGTTTTTAAGAAACGGCATTGCTTGAAGTAAAGTTCCATAAAGCATTGCATTCGGAGCGTTACGAGTTAACCAATTCGTTTGATTGTCAGAGGACAACGGTTGAATACGCTCGTAGTAGAGAACTTCAAACGGATACGCAATATTTGGAGTAGGTGAAACTAACCAATTATCATAATCATAGTCCGCGTAATACAACGGTGTATCAGTAGTTGTACCGCTGGAGTAATTGATTAGGTATTCATACTTACGCAATAAAACAGGCTGCTTTTTTCCGTTTACTGTAATATTAAATGAAGTTGTTTTACGCCACCTTGCAGGTTTCGGGATAATTGAATTACCCGCTTCCATTGTAGATTCCGCTACAGCCTGTTGACCTAATGACTTCATCATTTCAGCAATTTCAAATTCAGCGAGCATGATAAAGTTAGGAATTTGTTCAATAGTAGAAGCATCTTTACGCTCTAAGTACTGTAGTACATTAGAGGATAAGTTGTCATACGTCATTGCGTAGGCTGGAATACTCATATTTTTATCCTAATAACCGACTAGCGTTACCGCGTACAGTGTCAATACGGGAAAGCCAACCTTTACCGAATGTAGGAAAAGTTGGGAGTGATTCATAGAATTCTTTTTTAGCATTTGAAAAGCGAGTGATTAATTCACTTTTGTCCATGACGTCAATATTCTGAAGGGTAACAGGACCAATTGATCCGTCCTCAGGTACTCCAATGGCTTTTTGCAATATCTTTATTGATCTACCAGGACCAGCGTTTACTGCAAAATCAAAGACTAAGTAGTCTACACCTGAAGGTAAATCATCGCACTTACAAGTATCCCAATATTTCTTCTCATATAATACGGCTACGTCATCTTTTGTGAGATTACGCATTTCTTTTTCGGATGTTGCACGACCTTTAAATTCGGACCAAGTCTTTGCCGTAACCCCGAGGTTAGTCATACCACCTGGATCCTTTGGGTTGTTTACAAAGCCGCCTTCAGATTCAAGTAGCATATTTAAAGATTTTTCAAAATTTTCAATCATTATTTTACCATCAAAGCGTTATATTTTTGAATAACATCGTTTCTTTCTATTTCTGTGTCTTGGCAGGACTTTGCAAACCCAATAAGAACTTCTGCATCTGGCTCAAGTAATCTGAGTCCTTGACTTGGTATTGCAAGGGTGGCACTTCCGTTTGTTTGTAAACTGGAGTTGTGCAAGCCGATACCACGATACTGATTAAGCAATAGCTGATAATGTGCTTCATTGGAATCCTTTGCATTTTGAGTATTTTGAGCAATTTTTGCTTGTTCTGCAACTACTTTAGTTTCATGTTCATAGGCTTCTTGATTAACTTTAGCAATCTTAGCTTCATAATGATCTGAAGCTACATACCAACCGCTTATAGAGCCAGCTAAAAATGCACCAGCAATAAAATAAACAGTTGATGAACCACCTGTAATAAAACCTAATAAAGTCTTAAACATTATTTAGCATCTGGTTCAGCACCAGCCATTTGTTTTCCAGCAACAGAAGCCGCACCTGATCCTGATACAATACCTAAAGCACCAGCGAGTTCGGTAAGACTAATCTCTTTACCTGTATAGATTAAATAGATTGCAGAACAACCTACAAGCAAAAATCCAAGCATCCATGCCCATTTAGCAATATCGTGAGTAGTATTATCTTTTCCAGTAAGAAGATGAGTAAAAATATCCATTTAACCTCCTAAAATATAAACACCTAATATCAGCCAAATAACTATACAAACGCAGAGCCAAGCCATTCGATCATTCATTTAATACCCCAAGTCAAATACCATGCTATGACCGCAGCCACTGCAAAGCAATAAATCTGAACCTTACGCACTTCTTTTACATCATGCTGAAAAGCCTCATTCGCTTTTCTTTCAAGATTTTCAATATCCAACTTAATCTTTAATACTGCATCCCACTCTTTTGCACCGTACTTCTTTACAAAATCAATCTTTAGCTTGGCTTCCTGATCGCTGATCTGTTTTTTATTATTCCAATCTTCCAACGCCTTAATCAACGCTGTTTGCTTCTTTAATTCTGCTTCCCTCGCTGCCCTTCGCCTTTCATTGGCTTTGCGTTGGGCTACGTCTATACCATCCTGCTGAATACCTTCAATGCTTTTAGATAATCCTTTTGCAGCATCTCTGCTGCCATCAAGACTACCACTTAGAGCTTTTGCTCCTTCGGATATACCAAAAGGATCTGACATTTTTCATTTTTCAATAAAATGCTTAATTAAGTCTGCTGCAAATTTGGGACCTAGTAACACCGCAGTGATAATAGCGTAAAGCAAGTATTCAATTTTTTGCATACGCTTTGTGCCTTTTGCAAAAGCATCTTGAATACCTTGATATCGCTCTGCACAGATTGCTTCATGAGCAAATAGTCGTTTCTCGGTATCATTGACTTGATGTTCTAGGTTATCCATTTTACTTCTCTTCAGTTGGCTCTGCGGGAGTAGATTCAATTGCAGCAGGTTCTTCAGCTACTGGGGTAACTTCTAACACAGGTGTTTCTGCAACTGAAGCAGGTTCTTCAGCTACTGGCGCTTCTACCTGACCGATTGTGAGTTCACCGTTAGGAGCGATTGGCGCAGGAGCAGCTACAACAGCTGGAGCTGGCTCAGAGTATTTACTTTTGACATGAGCGATGAACTTTTGAATTTCTTCCTTCGCTTTTGTTTCAAAAGACTCTAAGTGAGCCTCTAGTTCATTTAGAAAATTCATGGTTTTGTCCTTATTGGGCAGGTGCTTCAGCAGGTTCTGCAGCTGGTGCTTCTACAGGTGCAGGAGCACCTTGATCAGCAGCTTGCTTCTGAATTTCATTGATTAAACCAGCAACTTCAACAAAAGGGCGTGAGCCGAGATATTGAAGAATACCGTTTACTAAGTCGGTTGATAGAGTAAGTTTGTCCATTTTTTAAGTCCTAAAAAATTTGCCAGCAAGGTGGGCTGCTGGCTTGCCCTAAAATTATTTAACGGCGTTTTCAAATGGCGTTAAATCATGCCCAGCGTAGTATTCACCTTTAGCAATTTGAATTTCAAGGTGTTCTTTATTACGCTTAACTGTATCTGCCCAATCTTCATCAGTCATATCTTCAGGCTTGCCAGCGTTGAGTAGGTTTACGCTATCCATTGCGGCATCGTAGTTGCGTTGTACTTCTTGTTCAGGTGTTAGTTCTAACATATTATTCCTTAAGGATGGATTGCTTTATATGCGTCAAATTCTGCTTTGAGTTCTTGGATTGCTTTTACAAGAATAGGAATCATTACTGTTAGCTTTACACCTTTAGTAACTTCGCCAGTTGGTTCTTTGTTTTCATCCAAATCAGGAACATTGTCAATCAAAGATGGAAATATAGTTTCCAACTCTTGTGCTACAAAACCAATTTGCTTTAATTCATCACCAATCAAGTTGTAATTACGAACCTTAACAGCCATTAACTTATCAAGTTTTGAAGTGGCATCAACAATATTTTCTTTTAGTTTTGCATCAGAAATAGTGTTGTATGTTCCAGTTCTATTACTTACTGTACCGTTTGAATAAATAAATAATTTTGAATTTGTGCCATCAGCACATTGAAAGAAATAACTAGAAGTATTATTTGGGGATTGTGTAAAAGATATGTACATGCCATAAGGCGTTGCCCCTTGATTGTACCATTCCATAATGCTGTTAGACGCACCAGTAGCAAATGAGCTTGCCGTTCCGCTTGTATAAACAAAAGTAGCCCCATTAGTAGCTGTTTGTTGACTTCCTGTGTTATTCCAAAAAGTTCTAGGATTACCAGCACCATCAGATAACACAATGTAGTTACTTGCTGTACGGATGTCTAGACCGCCTTGGTTACCGCTGTAGCCACCAAAAATGGAGTTATTAGCTCCTGAAGTCA